TTGGGTGCGGAATTATACCGTCCCCATCCAGCTTATATCGTGGAAATGGCTGCTGAGCCAGTCGTTGTCCATGATTTCACAAAACAGCCGGGTCAAACTGTTCAGCTAGATCGTTACCGTTTCGTCGGTAACCCTGGCACGAAGACAAGTCGTGAGCGTACTCAGGATCAAACCATAGGTACAGCAAACAGCAGGTCTATCGTTAAGGACAAAGTACTTGTATCTCTTCGCGAGTATACAGGTCCTGCCGACCCAAATAATACCAATCTCCCTAGCACATTCAAAATTGCTCGTGAGACCTTGATGACCGCTCAGCGTTTACTGCTTGATACTGGGAACCTTAATATGTTCCATCAGTCAATCGGTTCGCTAACACTGCTTGACGATTATCGTCGTTGGCGTGACCGCGTCTTCATTGATGAACTATTCAAGACTGAGTCTCGTGGCCAGTCCTCTGATTCCCAAGGTGGCTACTACTATCCAAATAACAAGTCGAAGCCAACCTCAACAACACTTACTGCGTACACCGCTACAGAATATGCTTCTGAGCGCTTTAAGTTCAATGTAAAAACTGACCTTCTAGATGTAGTAAAGAGCCTTAGAAAGCGTCACGTACCAGTCTTCGCAGACGGTTACTATCGCTGTATCGCTGACCCTTCCCTGATGAAGGATCTCCGTGCTGACCAAGGCTTCCGTGAAGTTGCACGCTACCCTGGAATGGGTGCGCCTAACCCTCTTATGGGTGCTCAAGCTCCTAACTCAGCCATCTATGGCGGTGGGCAGTTTGGCCAGGCACAATTCGTAGCTGGTGAGCCAGTTATGCCATCAGGCTTCGTTTTTGAAGGTGTAAGATTCTTCGAATCTACAAACTTCCCAGGAAAAACTATCACGGTCGACATCGGTGATGGTAATGGAGCTGTTTCAAAAGATACTCCTGCAGGTCTATTCTTCGGCCCTCAGGCAATCGGTGTTGGTATTGGTGGTCCAAATGCTCAAGTCCTTATTAATAACAATGATGACTTCAGCCGTTTCATTATTCTCATTTGGCAGCTCTACGCTGGCTTTGCGAACTTGAACAAGGACTTCATCACTACAGCTTTCACTGTAACTGAGTAAGGAGGTAACTAACTAATGGCAACTTACAAATCTTCCGCTGGAGCCGTTCTCCAGCCAGGTAACCAGATCAATAGGCTTTCTGGTTTTAATGACGAAGGTGTTTTCGGACTCCCTGGAGTTGAAGCTTTTGAACTTCTTGGCTATGCCAAGGTATCAAATTTGACTGCCGATAAGGCATCTTATAAAAGCTTTAGCTTGACTGTTCCTTCTCCTGATCGCCGCTCCGGTGACAGGGTCCGTAATGACCGTACCAGCCTCGTAGTAAAAGCTACTCCGGCACGTCCTGCTTACATCTATGGCGCTTCAATCGCTATTGGACAGGATGTTCCTACACTTGCTGCTGATCGTGCAGGATTCCCTGCCGCTCCAGTTACAGCTGATATTGGTGGCACATCTACTGAGCTTCTCCTACTAGGTCCTGACAACAGTGGCGCACCTTTGGGTGTCCCCGCAACTCAGTTGTTAGGTTTATCCGCAGCTAGTTCTTCACTGACTGCTGCTTCTAGTCTGTTTGCTCAGGGAGCTGCTGACACAACTACTGGGAATCTACCTTTCTGGTCAAGCGTAACCGGCACTATTGTTGCTGCTGACGCTGCAGATTCCATGATGTATAAAGTCACAGCTGATACTACGTTTAAGGTCTATAACGTTAACGCTATTACCAATACTTCTGTATCTGGTGACGGTGTATTTATTAGTCAGGCTGACTCTGATGCTGGCCGCGCAGGATATATTCTTGCTCGCGTCAACTATCTGCGTCCTGCTGCTAATGTTTCTTGGAATGATATCCAAGGATATATAGACTTCGCTTCTCAAGTAGGCGGTAACGATGAGTAATAATCACATTACTTAAATGAATTGGCGGGTCCTTGAGGCCCGCTTTTTCATTGGTTATACTATTTATATCTAATTTTTTCCCATGGTTGCCTTAGCTCTTGCTCTAATAATTGGAATCACGATTCTCTTCTGGATTTTGATTAATGACAATTCCCATCCAAATCATCCAGTTTGAAATTAAATGATTGGATCTCTTGAGTTACTAAGTTCTGAACAGTCAGATAGAGTTATAGAACTGGTAGAGCAATTAGAGAAATTCTGGATTCGTAGAGAAATTAAACCCATCGATTTCTTTACTATTGGAGCTTGTACATATATAGATGGGGTAGCAAATATAGAAAAATATCATGAACATAGGGTAATAACGAACCCTGTGTTAATGAGGCATTTCAGGTGGTTATATGACATTGTTATAGAGGGATTTTCCCAAGTACTTGGGCCTATGGAAGTTGTAGGAGAATTGGGCTATCCAGGGTTTCATGTTTTTGGGCATAAGCCAGGTCAAGTATCACATCCACTTTGTGTGGAGATGTTTCAAAGACCTTCTGCCTCACTTCATTTTGACCACCAATATGAAGAGCATTGGGACTATTGGGAGATCTTTGAGAAGGTTGATTTAGAAAATGTACTTTCTTTTACTCTGCCTATAGAGCTACCCAAGACTGGCGGTGGCTTATGGCTATGGGATGGATTAGGGACTGACTTATCTAATTTTAATTTTCAAGATTCTGAGGGGGAAGACATAGCTTTTAAAAAGTATATGGATGATTTCGATCCTAGATATGACAAAGATTTCTGGCAGAATAAGACATCACCTGTTCTTCATGAAGAGGATCCTATATATGATACCAAGCCAATAGTGCTTCCTTACAAGGCAGGAAGGGCTTCCTATCACATTGGACGTGTATGGCATCAGATCATGCCAGGGCACAAGCTTTGTGGTACTGACAGAAGGATTACACTCCAAGGTCATGGTGTTAAGTGTGACGGGATATGGCGGTTGTACTTTTAGAGATTTAGGAGGGTTATTGTCGTAGACGAAGTTAATCTGGCTTATTCATGTTATATCAATATAAAGTCACTGGAGGTCTTGTAGAAGTTATATCTAAGCATGGGGAAGGCATCATGATGTGTTTAGATGCTCAGGATGAGGTCCTTTATGTAGACGAAGAAGATTTGACTCCTCATTTAGATGCCACTAATGAGAAGATGCGTACTGAGGAAAGACTCACTGCAGAGTTAGAAGCGGAGGGAGTTAAACCTGCTAAGTTAACAACACGTGAGACATTTCCTATAGATGTACGTGTCAATATCAATACTTCTTCTGCACGTCAGATTGCGGATGCATTACCTGGTGTCGGTCTTAAAACGGCTCGCGACATTAAAGATCTTCAAACTTCTCAATCTGGGGAACGATTCCAAAAATTAGAACAGTTGCGAAATATTAAGCGTGTTGACTGGGATCAAATTTTTAAAGAGAACTTAGTGCGCGTAGACTAAAGACTAGGCTCGTTTAATATTGTTTAATGAAGCTTGATACCTATGTACAATCTAAAGTCCGTTGGCATTTAGGTTATAATTTAACCTCAGTTCCAGCTGGTGACCAAGCGCGTCTTGAAGAAGCGATGAATAACGTTCAAGACTCATTTTGGTATGACAAGATTGTTGAGCAAATAGGTCGTTGTGATGAGGCTGAGAAGCGTACAGATATGACGGGTAGTGTGAATAATGATGCCGTACCGAAGAGTCGTATTGAAAGTATTTTGGGTGATGTTGACCGTACAATTTCGACATCTGATTTTAAAGAGACATTAAAGACTTGGACTCAGATTTATTTATATGAGACAGATCGTTTAGCATTACATCTATATGTTCCAAATTATAGAAATCCAGAGCAAGCTCGGTATCGTTTTAATCGAGAAGGTGCTGAGTTTATCCAGGCATTACCAGGGCCAGCTGATGTAGCTGTCGGTACTAGACTAGTGCTTGAGAATACTTACCGCTAAAGGAGATTTTTAATCATGGCAATGGATACTTCTGGTCGATTTACTGAAGCTGATTTTAGAAAAATGTCCGATGATGACCCTCGGAAACAGAGTTGGCTTAAAGCACAAAAGAAATATGGAGAACAAGGACGTTTTGAAGATAAGAAGAGAGATATGGAAGCAGCTCGAGATAGAGCAGGCGGATCATCTGCTAAAAAGACTGCCACTACTACTTCTCGACATTCTCAGGCTAAACAATTATCAGCTGATTATGCCACGGGTCAGAAACGACGGTCTGTTACAGCTTCCACAAACACTTCTGATAGAAGGCAATCAATGGCGTCTTCACGTACTGATTATTCTGCATCTCAACGTGAAAGAGATACTCAGGATCGTACTAGGGGGTCCCAAAGACGTGGTGCGATTGCTGAAGGCTCAGAAAGAATGAGTCGAGGGAGTATGAATAGAGAAACTGAAAGAGTAGATCGACCACCGTTAAGTGAAACTACTGAAGTAGCTACTCAGTTGCATTCATCTAATAGGGATCCAGGCGTAGCTAGACCTCTGGCTACTAAACTCGAGCAAGTAAAGAATAGACGCGATTACTCTTTTACCTCTACAGATAAGAAGAAAGACGTAGCTGATCGCGGTTCGAAATTTATAAGCGATTTCACATCGCGTTATAAACGCTAAGGAGAATCTTATGTCTATTATGGATGACCTGGATTGGCAACTGGATGACGGTTATGGGTCTACTGAGGATTCTAAAATGGATCCTAAGTCTTTAGGAGGTTATAAAAGATGGACTTCTGCCTCTGATAGATCAGGAACTACTAAAAAAAGTAAAGGAAAAG